TATACCCCGAAGGTGGACAAGGCTCAACTGGATGAAGCGGCTCAAAAAGTAGATGAAATCAAGGAAAAAATAAACGCGGAGAAAGCATCCGGCGCTGCGTTTGTATCCCCGAAAGACACGGAAGAGTTTCAAAAAATGTCTGCAAAAGCGTCTCAGCTTGCCGGAAACATAGATGTTTCAAAGCGCAGGATGGCAGAACTTAACGCGAAGCAGAAGCCCATCAAAAAAGAATTTGACCGGATGAAGAATTCTGCCGATAAAGCATTTAAAACAGCCTCGTCCGGCGCGGAAAAAATCGCGGGGCTGTTCAGCGCCCTTGCGTCAAGGCTAAAAGGAATCGCATTCTCATCAAAGAAAAGTGCAGGGATGTTCAGCACATTTGCGTCAAGGCTGAAAGGTATCGCGTTATCGCTTTTGGTATTTAACTGGATAACAAAAGCATTTAATGCGATGGTGTCCGGAATGCAAAAGGGATTCTCAAACCTTGCAAAATATTCTGAGCCGTTGGCAAATTCATTTCAGACGCTAAAAAATTCCCTGGTTACGCTTGGAAATGCGCTTGCAGCTGCCTTTGCACCGATTGTCCAGATAGCAATTCCGTATCTAAATGCGCTTATAAACGGGATAACGCGGGCGATAACATACGTGGCGCAGCTTATTGCCATCCTCGGCGGGAAAAGCACATTCATCCGAGCGAAAAAGATACAGGATTCCTATAACGATTCCCTGAATGGAACAGCAGAGGCGGCAAAAAAGGCGGCCGGAGCTTTGGCAAAATTTGATGACCTGGATGTGCTGCAAAAGCAGGACAATTCCGGCGGCGGTGGAGGTGCGGGTGCTGATGGAGGATTTGAAGAAGTACCAATAGATAATAAATGGTTGAAAATAGC